GCATTCGAAGTGGGTCGGCGTCGTGGCGTGCCGGGGCAGCAGCTCGCCGGCCTCGGTGGCGGTGATGACGCGCACGGCCCGGTCCGACATGCGCTGGGCGAGCCCGCCGTCGAACGGCACGCGCTCGAACCAGATCTCCTCGCTGTCCTTGTTGATGGCGGTGAACAGCGCGGGATTGCTCGCGATGCCCGGCACGGCGCCTTCCATGTAGGCCTGGTAGACGGCGATCTGGGCGGCATAGATCGGCTTGGCGCGGGCCACGCCCTGCTTGACCGTCTCGCGCCAGGACCTGTCGTTCATCGTCTTGCACTCCCACAACGCGGGATAAGCAAGCTCGATGTCGGCGGGGCCTGCGGCCAGGATGCCGTCGACGTGCCCCTGGATGCGCCCGCCGGCGACGGAGAAGCCGAACTGCCCGCCGTCGGCTTTGCGCGTGTAGAGCTCGAAGCCGGCCAGGCGCAGCCAGCGGATCGCCAGATCCTCCAGGGCATGCCCGACCTCGAACACCCGCAGCACCCGCCCGGGCAGCTCGCGGCCGGGATCGACCGGCGCCCGGGCGTACTCGTACTGCAGGGCGCGCTCGCAGGCCACGCCGAGCCGTGACGCGCCGAGATAACGGCGCGGCGTTTGTGAGGCACGTTCGCGCGCCAGCGCCTCATCGATGACGGCGCCGACACGCTCGTGGAACCTGGGGCGGTGGTTGTAATCGAGCATCACCGCCTCCTCAAAATGGCACGTCGTCGGGCGTGAGCTCCCGCAGGTTGTCGAAGTAGGCGGTGAGCACCACGTCGACCAGTTGCAGGACCTCCTTGCGGCTGTAGGCCGACAGCGGCCGGTCCATCCCGATGGCGGCGACGTATTCGCCTAGGTGGGGCAGCACGGCCTCCATCGCGGCCTTCTCGTTGTGGGTGGGATCAATCACGACGCCGTCCCCCTGTTTCAGTCGTTGAAGATGAATGTCCTGGCAGCGCATCGAGCAGAAGCGCTTGAACAGGGGTTTGCCGTCCGGCGCACGCGGGCCGTTCCTCGGCGACAGCCAGCAGAAGCCGCGTCCCTCTCGTCCGCAGATCGCGCATATCACGCCGCCCTCCGGTGTTCGTCGTTGGCTGTCAGTACGAGGCGCTGGATGGACGACTTGTTGAACTGGAAGGCGAGCAGCGCCGAGGCCTGGTAGCGCGTGAGCCCGAAGTCGGAACGCATGGCTTGCGGCAGGTAGCGCAGCTGCTTCTCGGTGGGCGGCTCGTTGAGCCAGCGGCGCGTCTTGTGGGCGGTGTCGAGGGACTCGTTCTCGTTCAACCAGTCGTCCGCCTTGGCGATGCAGACGGTACGATCGCCGACCGCCAGCAGACGGGGCTGCAGATCCTTGCCGCCGCCGACCGCGTGCCAGCGCCCGTTGAGGAAGAAGATCCCGCCCCAGGCGCCGAAGCCTGTGGCCATCAAGGCATCGTCGCAGCCGAAGAGATCGCACCAGCGGAAGTTGGAGCGCTTGAGCAGGTCGATCTCCGTCATGACGAAGTCGTCCATGGCTTCCGCCTGCGCGGCATCCTCGCGGGTCCACTCGAAGCCGCACAGTGGGCACTCGCGGCAGCCGAGCGGCACGGTCGCCTCGCAGGAGGGACACTCCTTGGTGAGCGCCTCCCCCTGGCGCTGGTGGCCGTCCAGGTTGGCCTCCTGCTCCAGCGAGCCGTGCATGAGCGTCGCGGTGCCGAAGTCGAGCACGATGCAATCGGTCTTGACCACGCCGGGATGCTCGGCCGGGTCGACGGTGCGTAGCCCCCGCCCGATCATCTGGGTCAGCGTCGACTTGTGGGAGCTCGGGCGCAGCAGCACCACGCAGGAGGTGGGCGTGTAGTCGTAGCCTTCAGTCAGCACCGCCACGTTGACGACTACTTGTGCCTCGCCGCTTTCATATTCGGCGAGCCGGACCTTGCGCTCGGCATCGGAAAGCTCACCGTGGATCAGCACGGCGCGAACGCCGGCGGCGACGAAGGCGTCGGCCACGCACTGCGCGTGCGTCACGGTGGAGCAGAACACGATGGTCTTGCGCTCGCCCGCCTTCTCGCGCCAGTGACGGATCACCGCGTCGGTGATCGGCGTCCTGTTGAGGATCGCCTCCACCTCGGTCATGTCGAAGTCGGTGGCGGTGCGGCGCACCTGGGCGAGGGCAGACTGCGCGCCGACATCGATGACGAAGGTGCGCGGCGGTACCAGATGGCCGGAGGCGATGAGCTCGCCCAGGGTGATCTGGTCGGCCACATTGCTGAACACCTCGCGCAGCCCCTTGCCGTCGCTGCGCGCAGGCGTCGCGGTAGCACCGAAGATCAGTGCCCTGGGGTTGCGTGACAGCACGCGATCGATCACGCGCCGGTAGGACGGTGAGGCAGCGTGATGCGCCTCGTCGACCACCAACAGATCGAGCGTGGGCATCGTATCGAGATTGCTGTCGCGCGAGAGCGTCTGCACCATCGCGAAGGTGGTGCGGCCGGCCCAGGACTTCTCCTTGGCGTCGAACACCGAGGTCACGACGCCCGGATTGACCCGGCCGAACTTTTCCCGGTTCTGGGCGGTGAGCTCGTCGCGGTGTGCGAGGATACAAGCCTTCGCGTCGGGCTCCTCCAGCACGCCGCCGGCGACCGCCGACAGCATGATGGTCTTGCCCGAGCCGGTGGGACCGATGGCCAGGGTATTGCCGTGCTGGTGCAGCGCCGCGAGCGAGCGCTCCACCAGCAGGGCCTGACGAGGACGAAGCATCATGCCGGCAGCCCCCCTTACTGCGCCCAGCTCGGGCGGCCCGTGACCGGGGCGCGACCCGTGGCCTGGGCATAGGCGTTCGGCGTGGTGGGCGCCGGGGCGGACGGGCGCGCGTTGCCCATCAGCGCGGCGTAGTCCTTGTGATCCGGCTGGATCGCCTGCTTGATGACGGCCTTGTCCTGGCCGTTCTGGTCCTTCTCCCAATCCACCTTGCCGAGGAACTCGATGCCGTCGAGGTCGGCGAAGCCGGCGATGCGCCGCGCGTTCTGTGCCTGGGGGCTGGCGTCGCCCGGATGGACGCCGCGCGCGGAGTTCAGGATCGCCTTGACGAAGGCGCGGCCCATGTTGGCCCACTCGGGACCCTTGGGGCTGTAGAGACCGATCAGCGACCACAGCTTGCGACGGGCGTACTCACCCTCCATCACCACGAACTCGCAGTTGAGGTACACCGAGCCGGTGTTGTCGTTGCGGGTGGCGTAGCCGCCGGTCCAGCCCTGGCTCGCATCGTCGAAGCCGCCCGGGCGGATGGTCATGCGCACGCGCACCAGCGTGCCCTTGGGGATCAGGTCGAACGAGGACTGCTCGTTGGCATCGTTGAAATCGAAATAGCTCATGGTCGTGGCTCCTTATTGCTGTACGGGGGTGGTGTGCGCGGGGCGCGCGAAGTCGAGGCGTTCGAGGGCGGGGCGCGCGGGGCCGGCGATCTTGGCCATCAGCCGGCCGAGGTGCGGTTCCTCGATCTGGTCGAGGCGGCCCGAGCGGTCCTTGGCGGGGTAGCCCCAGGGGTTGAGCGTGTGGCAGACGAAGGCGCGGTAGGTCGTGCCGTCGTCGGCCTTGAGCTCGGCCAGCGTCACCACCTCGTCGACGATGCCGGGCAGCTCGAGCCCGGTCTTGGAGCCGTCGATCTGCAGCTGAAAGACGCGGCGATTGAAGTCGTCGAGACGCTCGTCGAGGATGCCGACGAACCACACGTTCTTGCCGCGCGTGTGCTGCAGGTGGGTGAGCCAGGCGATCATCTCCTGGCCCATCAGCCCGTAAGCGCCGCGGGTGTCGGGCTTGCCGGTCTTCTCGGAGTAGGCCTGCGGCTGGCCCTTGCACCACTGCAGGCACAGACGCCCGGCGACGGTGATCGAGTCGACGAACACGGTGTCGTAGCGATCGAGCACGGTCGGGTCGCCGAAGCGCGCGCAGACCGCGTCGAAGTGGGCCTGGCTGAAGGGCTGGTCCTCGCGCAGCGCCGGGTTCGGACCGCCGATGAACACCGCGAAGTCGCGGCACTCCTGCCAGGTGCGCGGGCGGATGGTGTCGCCCGCCCACCCCTCGACGGCGAGGTCGCCCGCCTCGAGGTCGAAGAACAGGGTGGCCTCGGGCGCCAGGGTCCAGAGCTGCGAGGTCTTGCCGATGCCGCTCTTGCCGACCAGCACGCCTTTCACGCCGCGCTTCTCGGCCAGGCGCTGGTCGGCGAAGATGATGGGAAGGCTCATGAGCGGCCCTCCTTGTCGGCGAAGGCGTCTCCGATCCGGTGCGCGCCGAGTGCGCCGCGTTTGCGAGCGAGGTCGTAGAGCTCGCGCAAGGCGTTCATGCGGCGGCTGATGGGCCGGACCTCGTTTTCGAGGGCGATGACGGCGAAGGTGATCTGATCCAGGGTGGCGTCTTCGATGGCCACCTCGGCGCCATTCGTCTCGATCCGTTCCGGCAGGGACTGCAGCAGATAGGGGTGCTGCTTTTTCAGCTTGTCGAGCAAAGTGCGGTTCTTGAACATGACGGTCACTCCTCCAACAGGGCGAGACGGAATCCGGGCTTGCCGGTCTTGAGCGTGCGGGCGGGGGCGAAGGCGCTCTTCAGCGACTCGGGCCAGGCGTTGAACTTGGTCTCGGAGACGCGGTAGGCGGTCTCGACGTACTCGGCGGGGTCCTCGCCGCCCTCGGCGATGCGGCGCACGATCTCGGCGAGACGCTTCTGGTCCCACTCGACCCGCTTGGGGAGGTCGGCGGTGACGCGCACGCGGCCGTCGTCGAAATGCACGACACCGGTATCCTTGCCGGCGGCCAGGCGCAGGGCGTGGGCGCGGTCGGCGTACTTCAGCTCCAGCGCGCGTTCGAGGTGCTCGACGATGGCCTTGGCGGCAGAGAGCAGATCGGCGGCGTCGTTTTTGAGCTGGAACAGCGCATCGCTTTGCAGCGCGGCGAGCTCGCCGGCCGGCGTGGCGAGAACCTGGTCTGGGGTGAGGCGGCTCATGCCACACCTCCCGCGCCGACGCGCTCGGAGGTGCTCTTGCGCAGGCACTCCGCCTCGTAGGACTCGACGTCCTCGACGCGGTAGAGCACGCGCCCCTGGATCTTGAGAAAGACCGGCCCGATTCCTT